CCTGCTTTCATGGCAAACCTCCCCCAGGTGGACCCACCCGCAGCGGTGATAAAAGCGCCGTACGGCTGAGATTGCTCTTTAGCCGATGGGAACTCAGGGGGAAAGTTGCTTGAGCCAGCTTCAGCCGGGATACTCGTGTTCTGCCAGATTGAGCCGTCAGGGCGCAAGAAGGCGACTGCTTGCTTACCCTTCGGGGGTTCAAGGGGTGTCGCCATGACTTTTGTTGTCAATGAAATGGTCTTGGCTGTTTGAACCTTAACACCCCAGCGGTTATCATTTCCAGCGAGGTCGATGGAAGCATCAAGCATTGCTCTGGTTATAACAGACGCACTCCTAGAGTTGATGACCAACCCTGAGCTCACGCCTCCACCAGAGGGGAGTGGGCTCGGTGTTGCCATGCCAAGCGCAAGCGCGATTCCAACGACGGAGCTGTCTCCACCGCCAGACACACTTGCGGGTGGCACAAGGAAGGAGAACATGAAGTTCGCACTTGGTTTTGTCATGATCCTCACTGATAGTGTGGCTTGCGCCTCAGCAGTGTAGATCACGTCATTGGCCAAGAAGAAAACCATCCACCCTCCGAACGCGTTGGGGCCAGTGTCGTTCATCTGATGCCAGGTGACTTGCTTGATGTCACTGCCTTCAAGTTGCACTCCACTCATTGTCATGATGTCCAAGATCGTGTGGTCATAGCTAAGCAGCTGGTCTAGGGTTAAGCCCTTGTAGTCCACAGCTGGTGGGATGAACGAAACGCCAATTTGCCCTCCCACGAATGCATTGTGTGACATGAACATCCCTGCCACAAGGGATCCCCCCCAGGCGTTGTACATCCTAGCCAAGTTGGAAAGGAAAGGATTGCTGTCGGGGTGGATCCTGAGAGCATAGAGCACAGTTCCAGGTCGCATGTTTGTGTTGAGCGTGAATACTTGGCCTGCATTGGTCGCCCACCTGGTATACACGGCCGGGTCGATGGAGACGACACCCCCAGTGCTAGTCGCACCAACCTGGAGCCCCTCAGTGGGCTGCGCTGGTGTAGCGGACGCAGGAGCATAGCCAAGGACAAGCTCCTCGCCAGAAGAGACGGCTCCAGTGGTTGTGTTGTTGTTGTCCATGTTTGAATCCATTTGGAAGTCAGGCAAAATCCTCGAATGGTCTTTTGATACAGAGTCTATTTCTTCCCCTTCTATACAGATGCCACCAAAGTGCATCGCGCCCTTCCATGGGGGCACAAACCATGGCATTCTCACACCAGCCTCTCGGAATGCGCTGATCGTATTCTTCTTCAACTCAGTGTAGTACTCTCTCCCATGCAGCGACGCTTCGGAAAAGACACACTTGAGGCGGTCAATCCATTGGTCTGGCCCAAGGTCGGCCACCTTGGAATCCCCATCCCTGTGTGGGACTGGTGAGCGAGCCCAAACAAGTGCACGAGTCAGCGAAGCTGGCTCGAGCGCACCAACCCAGGCACTATCAACCAATCTGGTGTACCTCTTCAGGAAAGTGATGTTCTCAAAAGCGTCCTCACAGGGCGGTCCAGTCTTTTTGTCGTTTGTAGCTGTCAGGTGGAAGTCTTCCCAGACCTCCTTGAAATGGGCTAAGACCGTGTCGGAGTTGTACCCCATGATGAAATCGTCTCCGTAGCAGTAGAACTTGAAGGCGTCTTGGGATGTG